TTTTTAATGCTATACTATGAGAGTTCAAGACAAAACCACCTAACTACATCATGCCCCGCAAAATTTCTGTGACTGACGATCAACTGTTTGCTGACCTAAAAGAACTCTTCGGTTCCGAATTCAGTTCTGGTGATATTCGTGGATATTGCGCTTCTCGCAGTATTAATTATCAGACTGTGACTCGTCGCCTAGAACCATTTAAGACTGATCGTGGTCGTTGGAATCTTGAAGTAACTCAAGAGAAGGTAAAGCAAATCGAACGCACCTATCAAGCACCTTCTGCCCTTCCTGTTGTGGAACAAAATCTTATTCCTGATAAAGATGATACCTTCGTCAAGTTTGGTAATTTTAACGACATTAAGAAAATTATTTCTTCCAATCTCTTCTATCCTACGTTCATTACGGGTCTTTCGGGTAATGGTAAGACGTTCAGTGTGGAACAAGTTTGTGCTCAACTTAAGCGTGAACTGATTCGTGTAAATATTACAATCGAAACTGACGAAGATGATCTCATCGGTGGTTTCCGTCTTATTAATGGCGAAACTGTTTGGCACAACGGTCCCGTTATTGAAGCCCTTCAACGAGGTGCTATATTGCTCCTTGACGAGATCGACCTCGCAAGTAATAAAATTCTCTGTCTCCAATCCATCCTGGAAGGAAAGGGAGTTTTCCTTAAAAAGATTGGTACATTCATTAAACCAACAAGTGGATTCAACATCGTCGCAACCGCCAATACTAAAGGCAAAGGTTCTGACGATGGTAGGTTTATTGGAACTAACGTGCTCAACGAAGCCTTCCTAGAACGCTTTCCCGTAACCTTTGAGCAGTCTTATCCTGCCCCTGCTACAGAGCAGAAGATCCTGGAAGGTGTTTCTCTGGATCTTGGCGTAGAAGACCGCGACTTCTGCTCTCAATTGGTAAATTGGGCGGACGTTATTAGGAAAACGTTTTATGATGGTGGTATTGAAGAAATCATTAGCACCCGCCGTCTGGTCCATATTGTCCGTGCCTATAGCATCTTCAAGGATAAGGCAAAGGCAATTCAAGTATGCGTCAATCGTTTTGATGCCGAAACCAAGCAAGCATTTTTGGAACTCTATGATAAGGTTGATGTTAATTTTAAGATGCCTTCTGAAGTGTCAAATGAAGTTCTTCCAGATCTTGACGAACCCCGCCCTTTCTGATATAATACGGGGAGGTAATGTTACTTCCCCTTTGTCCTTTATTTTGAAATTTTATGTCTGAAATTCCTGAAAAGAAAGAAAACTTTGAAACAAGTTATAGTGACTATATTCCAACCGGAAATAGTACAATGTTTGGATCTGAATCTAATGATACAATCGCATTTGTAGGATCTAATCTTCCTGGTGGAATGGGCGACGACCATATTCGTTATTGGGAGGATGATGGTTTTAGTCTAACTGGAAATCCATATGCTTCTCCTGATGTTTTTAATTTTGGATCTCCAGCAGCTGCGGTAACATTTTCAAATAACCATAGTGTAACTATGAGTTCACAATCATTCAATTTGAATGTGGGTACATCACAAAAATCAAATCAAGAACACTTTTGGAAGTTCGGTGAAGGCGAAACTCTAAAGGCAGTGAATGATTATATTGTAAGTACATATAATGCACACTATGCATCTGAAAAGTCGAAGGTTCAGGTACTGGATATGATTGATGCGATTGGTGATGGTGTTCCTTTCTGTCGTGATAATCTCATCAAGTATTCTTCCCGTTTTGGTAAGAAGGATGGAATGTCCCGCCTTGACGCACTGAAGATTATCCATTACGGTGTTCTTCTATACCACTTTGCTGGTTTTAATAATCAAACTAAGAACAACAATGAAACTTTCTAATAACTCTCTGACTATTCTCAAGAACTTTGCTGGAATTAACAATTCAATTCTGGTAAAGAAGGGAACTCGTCTTCGTACTATTTCTGTGGCAAAGAACATTCTTGCTGAAGCAGATATTATTGAAGAATTTCCTCGTGATTTTGCCGTTTATGACTTGAATCAATTTCTTAACGGTCTGAGTCTACATCAAGATCCTGAATTGGATTTTGGCAATGATTCTCATATCGTGATTCGGGAAGGTAAGCGTAGAGTTAAGTATTTCTATGCTGATCCGAATGTAATTATTTCTCCTCCCGAAAAGGAGATTCAACTGCCTTCACAAGATGTTTGTTTTCAACTTGAGAGTGCTTCTTTAGAAAAACTGGTTAAGGCAGCTGCAGTTTATCAACTTCCTGACTTTTCTGCAGTTGGGGAAGCAGGTGTGATACGCCTTGTCGTTCGGGATAAGAAGAATGACACTTCCAATGAATACTCAATCGTGGTTGGTGAGACTGATAAGGAGTTTGTCTTCAACTTTAAGGTTGAAAACATTAAGATTATTCCTGGTGCTTATGACGTGGTTGTGTCAGAAAAACTACTGTCCCAGTTCAGCAACACCAAGTACAATTTGAAGTATTATATTGCTCTCGAACCTGATTCTACGTTTGTCTGATGCAATTTCCCCTGTATTTGACTTCTGAAGGGAAGCAATTATTAGATCTGCTCGCAAAAGCACACTTTAATATTCGTGAAAATATTTCTTGGTGCTCTGATGGTTATTATGGTGCAATTATCAAAGAAGATAAAACATTCTTTGTATGCACTAAAAATATTCTTAATGGACCTGATCCTAGTAAGAATTTAAATGAAACTGTTTATCACGAAGCACTTCATGCTGCCCAACTGTGTAGGGGAATGAAACCAATCGGAATTCCAATTGGAAAAATGCCTATACCATGGCATAAAATGAATAATATTGAAAAGTCAATTGCTTTGACCAAAAATAGATCTACTAGAAGACTTGAGCACGAAGCATTTTGGTTTGAGGATAAACCAAAGCAAGTCATTTATTATTTGAAAAAGTTCTGTTTTTAATTATGAACATCTTTGTAACTGACGTGTCTCCCAGTAAGTCTGCTCAAGTACTTCCCGACCGTCACGTAGTGAAAATGGGACTAGAGACCTGTCAAATGGTCTCCATCATATACTCTAAGTGGTACTATGATTGGGGCACAATTAATAAAACAGACGGCACTCCTTACAGTACAGAGAAGGGTGCTTTTCGTAATCATCCCTGTACTAAATGGGCAGCAGATAATCACTACAATCTTGCTTGGTTGATTACACACGGAATACATTTATGCTTTGAGTACGAACATCGGTATCAGAAACGGCACTCTTGTTTAAATACTCTTGAAGAAGCAATGGTAATCTTTCATAACAATGCTAAGATTTCCATTTCCGAGCATACTAATGTAAAAGAATTCACTCGGGCAATGCCTGATGAATATAAATTTGATGATAGTATTGATACTTTCACTGCTTATAAGATGTATATTGCATCTAAACCCTGGGTGTGCGATAATTATCTTCGCCGTCCAGAACGTAAACCTGATTGGATTTAAAAAATTATGTCTTTTGAATATTGGTACGTTTTTCCTGTTGCTATTATTGTAGCAATTCTTGCAAATGCTTCTGGATTTTCCGGGGGCGTTTTATTTCAACCATTTTTTAATTTTATTCTGAAAGTTCCTATTGGACAATCAATTGCCACAGGAATTGCGACTGAAACTATTGGTATGTCCAGTGGTGCAGTTCGCTATTATCTTATGAATAAAGTTGATATCTCTGCGGTTAAAAGGGTATTTCCTTTTGTATTTGCTGGAGTTATTTCTGGTATTTTTCTATTCCTCCATCTTCCCAAACAATATTTGCGACTTACGGTTGGTGTTGTGATCTTTTCTATTGCATCATATCAACTTTATCTTGCGTATTTTAATCACTTTGGTAATTCTTATTTGGCAGATCTTCGAGCACTTTCAACAGTTCCGAGTCGTATTAGATCATTTTTTGCTGGAGTAGGATCTGCCTGCACTGGAACTGGTATAGCAGAAATGCACCAACCATTGTTTGAGCAACAAGGTAATCTGGAAACCAAACGAGCAAATGCTTCTTCTGTTATGATTGAAGCACTTGGTAATTGGTTGATTACTTTGGTGAATTTGAAATTGGGGAATATTAATTTTGATATTCTAATGTTCAGTGCCGCTGGGACATTAATTGGTGCTCAGATTGGTGCATTGGTATCTCCATATCTTCCCGATAAACTTCTGAAAATTGTTTTTGGTACTTCAGTTTGTTTTATTGGGGTTGTTTATATTGTTACTGCACTTCAAAAAATTCTTTGATATCATTTCCGTTATTTAATTATGAAACTTTTTGGAACATGTTTTCAGTTATGGAAAGACCTCATAAAATTTGATGGTCATGATGAAGAATGGGACTTTGAAGATTATCAAAATATTTTTTGGGACTATTTGAATTATTCTCATATTAGAAAAGACTGGAGTATTATGAGTGAGTGGAAATGAGTAATGATTTCTTGTTCGTTGAAAAATACGCACCAAAAAAAATTGAAGATTGTATTCTTCTTGAGGATATTAAAAAAACATTCAAGGAGTTTGTGGAGAAGGGTGAGATTCCAAATCTTCTTCTTGCTGGACCTCCTGGAATTGGTAAGACAACAATTGCGAAAGCATTGTGCAATGAATTAGGAGCAGATTATTATGTCATTAATGGATCCGACGAAGGACGTTTCCTGGATACTGTGCGGAACCAAGCAAAGAACTTTGCTTCGACCGTCTCACTTACGGGATCTGCTAAACACAAAGTCATCATTATCGATGAAGCAGATAACACAGGAAACGACGTACAACTCTTATTACGGGCAAATATTGAGGCATTTTATAGCAACTGTCGATTTATCTTTACCTGCAACTACAAAAACAAAATTATCGAACCACTCCATTCCCGTTGTGCCGTTGTGGACTTCACAATTAAGGGAAAGCAAAAAGCACAATTGGCAGGATCGTTCTTCAAGCGCTTACAGAGCATCATGGATGCAGAACGTATTGAATATGATCAAAAAGTTCTTGCAGAACTTATAAGTAAGCATTTTCCCGATTTTCGGAGAGTTCTTAACGAATGTCAACGGTATTCTTCGAGTGGAAAAATTGACTCTGCGATTCTTGCCACATTTTCTGATGTTAAAGTAAATGATCTCATTAAATATCTCAAAGAAAAGAACTTTCCAGAAGTTCGTAAATGGGTTGTTGCCAATCTTGATAATGATGCCAGTACTATTCTTCGTATGGTGTATGATGCTCTATATGAATATTTGGATGGTCCCAGTATCGCTGCTTGCGTACTTATTGTGGCGAAGTATCAGTACCAATCGGCTTTTGTAGCAGATCAAGAGATAAATCTTCTCGCAGCACTAACTGAAATCATGGTAGAGTGTACGTTTAAATGAAATTTAACTATCAAGATCTTAAAGAAGGTAGTGTTAAAACTACTCCACAAAATGTTCAAGAAGCAAATGAAAATCTTTTTCGTGCTAAGTGGAATCTTCCAAAGGCGGCAAAGCATTGTGGAATGACTAATAAAGAAATGAAACTAACTTTTTTTGAATACCTAAAATATCACAAACCTGATTATGATGAATCAAAATTTTCAGAAACTAACTAAAAAGCAACAAGAAAGAATTGTAGATTATGCAGAAGTTGTATACACGGATTTGAGAGCTCAAGTAGAACTTTGGAATAGGAAAAGAAATAATAGAAATACGGTTAGGGGAATTACACATGGAAATTATGATAGAATTCATACCATGTCCACTCCTTCCGGTTTGGTAAGTAAATCTGCAATTGAAACAAAATTAAAAAATTCTGAATTTGTTTTTACAAAAGACCACGCATATAGACCTCAATTTGTAATGCAAATGTTTATGGATAATACAGATACTTTTTTATCTGATTTTAATATATTTTTGGAATATATTATTCTTGCTTCAACTACTATTCTTATTACTTCCAAAGAAAATGATAAGTTGAAAAGTTTCACAAAAAACCGAAATGGTGAAATAATTATTAAAGTACCTACTGATAAAATATATAAAGAAGCGGGTATAGAATTGCTTGAAGTTCAACAAGGTAGAGGATGGTGGAAAAGGGATTTAAAACCCGCTGATAATTATTTGCCCACTCCAGATCTTTATCTTGAGTATGAGAAAAAATTTTTGGTAAATTAACATGTTATCTATTGAAGATGCAACTTGGGCGGCAGATCAATTTATAGAATACTATTCTAAGTTTAATCGTATCGATGATTATCTTCGGTATGTGAAACGGAGTAGAACATCCAATGCTTCTGGAAAATTGTTCGGACCTGAAGATGAGATTTTCTCAAACTTTAATCTTCATCCAAATGATATGTCATTTTCAATTCGTGAGGTAGATACTAATCCGAAAACAACATCCAAATACAATCAAGATCTTTATTCTGAGATTTTAACCGACACTGCTTCAAATCCTATTGAGGAAGCAATTCCTGGTAGAACTTTGAAATGGATTGTGACTGAGGATACAACAAATAAAATTATTGGGGTAGTTCGTTTCGGATCTCCAACTATTAATTCAAAACCAAGAAATGATTATTTTGGCGAAGTCCTTTCACTTTCCAGAATTAATAGTGAATTTGTAATGGGATTCAATATTGTTCCCGTACAACCATTTGGATACAATTATCTTGGTGGTAAACTTCTTGCTCTTTTGGCATCTTCTAATGAACTCAAACGACAATTTGATCGTAAGTATGGAATTGATCTTCAATACTTTGAAACAACTTCACTATACGG